TGTCTTACTTGTAATTGTATAGAAATCACCTGTTTGCATATTTTGAGTAGCTATGCCCACAGCAGGTACATCATGGAATGGATTTGTGTATGTAATAGTTCTTGTTCCAGAAGATGTAGCTAAATCATTTTCAGAGAATGTTCTTTCTTCCATATTTAATTTTATAGTTATAGTTTTGACATTACTTGATGTTTGGGCATCATCATTAGTTAGTTTCAATCTAAATTTAGCAAACTTAAATTTAAATGTAGCAGACTGTGTAATATCAACAAAAGTCGTGCAATCTGCTAAAGATGTTGTAGATGTTGCTATTTGTACTCTGTGAAAAGCTGTTAACTGTTCATTACCATCAAAAGGTGCTTTTGCTTCATCAAATAATAATGCACCCCTACCACTATCAAACTTATCGTAGGGGTTTTCTGCATCTAGTGTAATTGTTGGCTCAATGTTTCCATCAAATATGTTTGTCAAAGTAAGAGTATTTGTAAAATTATAGAAACCTTTTGCATCTCTATTTGTATTGAAATTGTTAGGATTTGATGTTGTATCTGTACCACCTAATTCAAAATCACCTTCAGCACTATCAAAGTTTCCTGCTGTATCATCAAAGTTTGTGACTGTATCAAGTGTTAATATTGTATCACCAGACTCATCTATTTTTACAGCTAATGGAAAAGTGCTATCCATACTTTCACTTGCTGTAAGAATATTAGGTGTTTCTGTAAATGAAGATATTAATTTGTATGCTTGAATATCAGATATATTGGTAGTGACTATACTTGGCTCTAATGATGAATTACCATTTTTATCTATTGCTCTAATTAAATATGATCCTGTCCTTGCAGGAACTATAGCATGATCGCATTTTCTTCTCACACATCTAACTAAATTTGTAGAATTTAACCAATCAGCACCTGTAGTTACATTTTGATATCTAATATCATAAAATGATATATCCAAATCGGTATTCGCTGATGGTGGTGTCCAAGTTAGTTTGAGATGATCTTGTCCATGTAATTCTACAGCAAAATCTTCAATATTAGATGGTGGATCAACACCACCTACTATATCTCTTGTTGCTGTAATAGTAGATGAAGCAACACCTAAACTATTTATTGCTTTTGCTCTTACAGTATAGTTTTCACCATCAATAACATTCAACATTTCATAATTAAGTTCTGTACCTTGTCCAATTAATTTAAAAGCACTTTCAGATGTTTTTTTTGCTTCGACAATATAGTTTTGAACAAATTGATCTGTTGATACACCAAGCAATATATTCAATCTTGTAATAGTCACTCCGTCTGCATATTCTATAAGTTCATCAGATAAAGTAATAGATGCAGGTGGTTGTACTGTGAATGGATCTGGAAAATTTGTATCACCTATTGTATCTACTTCACTAATTGTACTAAAAGTGTACCAACTATCTTGATGCTCTTGTAATGAAAGTGAAGCTGTGAAATCTGCATTTAGTGTCATACCACCTACTCTAAACCCTTTATTTGTCATGCCTAAAATTGTTGATGTCACATTAACTATATCTCCAATAGCTAGATCCAATGCTTCATAATTAGCTGTCAATGAAAGTTTTAAATTATCTCTACTTCTATTTTGCACTATCTTTCCAAACTCATGTGCTTGATATGGTGAATTTATTGTATCTAATGTAATGTTTCCCTCTTGCAAAAAACCACCATCAGCAGTTTTTAGTGTAGCATGGTCTGTTTCATAAACTATTGTATCTGGTTGATAGTTTTTATCTGGATTAACAAAAGTCACTAAAACCCTGTTGTATTTCTCATTTTTTCTTTCACTTTCTAATTTTATACCACCAATAATATTATCCTCGTTTAATGTAAATGATGCACTACCTGTTGTTTCAATAATAAGTTTGTATTTACCTTGTACATAGGGCAACAAACCTCTCATACCTTTTAAAAGAGTTTTTACATTATCTAATATTTTTTTGTTCGTACTTAGAACTGCATGACACTCAAAAAGTTTACCTGTTGTGCCTGTAAAATATGTGACTGTTGTGTCTGCCACTTGGGAAGCTGTAAAAAAACTTGGAATGTCAATTTCTGATAATGGAATACCTTTTCCATATCTTTCATTTCTCATAAAATCCAAAAGCACAAATGCAGGATTAGTAGAGTATTGACCTGTGGTTTCATTACTACTGCCATCAAAGGTAGAAATTTTTTTTCCTTGCACTCTGACTTTTATATTGGGAATACCTGTGTATTTATCTGAGTTCCATTCAAATCTAAACGCAACATAACAAAGACCAGATAGTTTATGATTACTACCCCAATTTGATAGAGTTGTAAGTGTACTTGATGCAGGTTGATCGTCTGTGCCAAAAAAAGGTTGTGCTTTTATTGTAGTTCCATATTTACTATCATTTGATGTAATTTCTGTATTATGTGCAAAACTACCAGAAAATGTGACTGCCGAGTCATTTACTCTAATTTGTGTTATTGCATTGATTTCTCCTTCACAAAGAACCAATGCCACATAAAGATAAGTATTATCCGTGCCACTTGTTTGTAAGAAAACTCTAGTGCCACCTAATAATCTTTCTCCATAAACAACAGGTATTTGAGCATTATTAGAAGATTTATTTAGTAAAGTACCTCTTATTTCTTCAACTTCTGGTGCATCTGGTATATCTGGAATATCAATGAACCAAGAAACAACCTTTTGAACTACTTGTTGAATACTTTTAACAATATTTGACATTATTATTTACTCTTATTGTTCTGTTCCTTTTAAAAGTTTTTACCCAAACAACCTCTTTATCATATCCTAGTTGCTTTCCAAAATGTTCTTTACACCAATTAATCATATCTCTTATATTTTTTCTACAAAGTAAATCAGCGAAACATAAATTATTACCACTATTCCAATTACTAAAATCAATTATTCCATGATTGATTAATTTTGTTTTTGTAGAATCGTTTAGATATGCCCAATTTACAAATCCAAAGATATTTTTTTTTTTAAATATTTTATATTGATTTAGTTGAAAAGATGGTAATAAATGCTGATAAATTTCTTGGTCTGGGTTATCTTTGTATTCATCAAATGTCTTGTAGAAGTTAATTACTTCTTCAATCAAGACCTTCCCCATTTTATATCTTGTACTGTTTCACCTGCAAATTCAAATCCACGATCATTAGGAAAAAATCTTTGTTGTGATCCTTCATTTGTTTTACGACCTGCAACCCTGCTAAAGTCAGAAAAATGAGAAGTGCAAATCAGAGATATTTCTGCATTTTTTGTATCAATTCTAAAACTTTCAATAAAGCCTTTATCATAATTGTAAGTGTCAATAAGAGCATCTGTACTATTTAGAAGTCCAATATCAATAGTCACAATATCATTCGCAACATTGTTATTTAGAAGTATTGAAGTAAATGCACCATCTACTGCTGAAAGATTGACTGTAAAGTTTGAAACATTTAATTCTGCATTTTCTGATTTACTTGTTATAGATAATAAATGTCCACTTGCTGTATAAGTATTTGAATTATGGGTAATATCTTTGTAATGATTTGTAATTCTTTGTGGTGTTGGAAAGAGTATTTCAACTAATAAAATTGGTTTTATATTTTGATTTGCTAATTCTGTTTTTATAGAATTTGATAGACCTCTTGCCATTATAGAGCCTCAATAAAATCTACTTCAAATCTAAATGTATCTAAATCGTCTGTTGAAAACTGTTGTAAATCATTTGTAAGTCTAACAGTAAATTCGATACCATCATAAGTAACTACTGCGTTATCAGAAACAGCAGATCTTAAAGGTGGCTCTATTGTAAGTGTTGCTTCATTACTACCATCTGCTGTAGCATCTGAAATCACCATATAAACTTTATTATGTCCTGCAAACTTAACTAAATCACCTGCTTTCAATGTTCCTGTCATAGCATCTACAGTAATTGTTGTGTCACCTGCTGAATGTGCATTTTTAACTAAAACAGTTCCAGATACATTTCCTTTTGCATTTTTTATATCTGGTAATGATATTTGGAATGTTTCTTTTTGAGATCTTTGTTTCATAATAAAAGCAATTACAGGTGCAAAATCTGATCTGCTCATTGGTGGATATGTTGCAGAAAATTTGAATCTTTGACCATCAACTTGTGTGCTAAACATTTTTCCACTATCGGTTGTTGAAGTTAAAGTTTTTTGTTCAGATGCAAAATTTATAGATCTGAACTCTGGTGTTGTAGGATATGTACCACTCATTATACTAATGCCTCCTTGCCTTGACTATTCAAAGCATCATTGACAACATTTACAATCGTTGATCTTCTTCTTAACAATAAATCATCAAATCCCTCAGTATCATTTGCCATAATGGTGATATTTACATTAGTACCTGCAAGTTGGTTGTTTGGCACGATAGTTCCAGAAGATTGAGGTACAAACATCTCTCTTCCTGCTTCTCCTACCATGTATGGTTGTCCTGCATTTACTCTACCACCTGCTTGTCTTGGTG